CTCCTTTTTCGATGAAGGAGAATGGGAGGTCGAAAAGAAGATGATTGATGTAGGTGATGAAGCTGTGAAGTACGCAGAGGAACATGGCGATTATCAGGACCATACACTCACTTTGAGAACGTCCAATGATTACGATGTCGATAAAGACGGTTTGACATTGAAAAACGAAGCGGAATACGCATCATTCGTAGAATCTAAAGGGTATGATGTTTTAAGTGGTGCCGCTCTTCATGCGGAGAAACGGTTAAAAGAAGAATTTGAAAAATGAAATACAGAAAGAAACCAGTAGTAATTGAAGCCATTCGGTTGACAACAGACAACTTCGATGTTGTATGTGATTTTATGGGCGGAACTCCCGTACCGAAACACAATCCCGACTTCGGTATAGACGAGAATGGCAACACCAATGAGCCTTATCTTGGTGTGTACATCGAAACGCTTGAAGGCAAAATGCTTGCAAATTATGGAGATTACATCATCAAGGGAGTAAACGGGGAGTTTTATCCTTGCAAGCCGGACATTTTTGAGAAAACATACGATAAAGCCGATGATTCATCCGTAATGGGCTTCGGTGATGCTATCGAAGTGTTAAAACAAGGTGGGGCTGTTCGTAGAAGTGGTTGGAACGGTAAAGGTTTGATGGTATTCAAACAAGTGCCAGCTCATATTGATAGCGACATTATCCCTAAGATGCAATCTCTTCCGCAATCAGCAAAAGACCTTATTCTGAAAGGCAAAGGATTCATTGACTATACAAGCCAGTGTCTTATCTACAATGAGAATACTGGACGCGCTGATTCATGGGTTCCGTCTATCAGTGATGTATTTGCAGAAGATTGGGAGATTGTGGAATGATAGTAACTACCGACATAGGAAACATTCTCTATCGGGATTGCAAGGCTTTCGGAATAGACATAGTACCCAACGGGGAAACGCTGACGGGTGAATTGACCTCTGAAAGAATCGTTATCCACACGAAGAAACAACAGCCGGGAAAGTATTGGAAGAAGTCTTTCGCAGAAGTGAATCTATGTGTACCCAATTTAAGCGAGAATGAAGCCAACTCTATCCGACTGAATGAGCTTGAAAGACAAGCTATGAAGATATTAAGGAGTACAGGTTCCTATAATGGTTCTTTTTATCGCTATTCTATCTATAATATAGGAACGGAAGCGGACACTGCTTTAAAGTGTCATTATGTGAATGTTAGTGTTTTGTTTGAAGTTTTAAATGTAAAATAGTTATGGCAGAGAATAAAAAAATTGTGGTGGTAAACCTTCAGAAGCTGGAGGTTGCGCCGATCGGGGCTGGTGGTACCGAAGGTTCTGTTTTTGAAGAAGTCCCGGTAGTTCATGAGGACACCTTCACTTATGAGGATGAAGATCCGGAGGTTAAGGATTACAAAGATGTAGCTGGAAATACCTATTATTCCTCTAAAAAGCCGGGTGCGGTTAAGATCAATGCTTCTATTGGTATGTATGATCTTGAGACTAAGGCTAAATTCCAAGGTGGTAAGTTTACAGCGGGGTCAGAGAGTAAGCCGGGCACATGGGAGCGTGCCGACCATGTAGAGAGTAAAGAGTTTACCGTCCGTGCCACAACTGAAGATGGTGTGAAAATTATTTTTCCTCGTGCTGGTGTTTCTGCTTCTGGTAAAGCGAATGAAAAAGCAATTGGCTTAGCCCTTGTTTTTACGGCGTTGAAACCAACCAAAGCCGGCGTTCCTATTGAGCGCTGGGAAGACGGGGAGGATACAACTTTGGGTGGATAAGTTAATGACGAGGGTGAGCAATCACCCTCTAATATTTAAACTATGAGTGAGGTTTCAAAAAACATATCAGAGTTACTTTCCGGTACTTATGGAAAAGCTATTGTTGTAGGGGGAACAGTATATGTAATCAAAGCTCCTTCTATCAAAGTGATAATGAGGGCTACCCAATATTTAAGTAAGGTCGATTTACCGGAAAATGGCACTGTGCGGGAATTAATGAAGGTTGCTCCTGCCAATTTGGAGAATATCGTCAAGGGACTTTCATTCTTGGTGGTTGGTGATGTCCCGAATTATCAAAAAAGAGCTGAAAGCCTCGAACGGCAGATGCTTTCAGGTTCTAAAGAAGAATTATTGCAAGCGTATTTTGTCGCTTTTGAGTTAATAACCGGACGTGATTTTTTCGTAGTCTGCCAGTTAGCGATGGAGCTGGCAAATCTAACAGTAAAACCCAAATAGTAGGAGGAAATACCATCGTAGGAAGTATTACCTTATTCATGGAAAATTTGAACCTTTCTTACAGGGAGGTGTATGAGGATCTTCCTTATCTTCTTTTGCTCTTGATGAGTGCTGATAAACCGAGAGCTGTCTATGAGGACAAAGAAAAAAAAGAAGTAATAAAAATGTCGGGGAAGGATCTTATGAGACAGAAAAGAGGCGGGTAGCAAAAATGAAGATTTTTGCCATATACATTAACGGAATAGCCTCTCCCATAAAAATATAAATAGATATATGTAAGCAGTGATTAAAGCTATGACTTTAAATAAGAGAAATAACCAAGGTATGCAATTAAATGACTCTGGTTCATGTACTATTTGTTCTTCATCATCATTGTTATAATGCTTCCATAGATAATAAATATACCAAGTAAATGTTTGTATTAAGTATTGACATAAGTCTAATGCTAAAGATATAATTAAAAAAATAACAGGTTCTAATAATTCATTGGGGATTATAGGCGAATGGTCATCTGTTATTTTAAAGATCCAAATAATACCTATCCCGGCAAATGCTAATTGGCGATTAACGTCACTTAGCTTGCCGGATAGTTCTTCGTAGGCTTCTCTTATCTCTGATAACTTCATTTTTATTTATTACTTTTGGGAGATCTTGGGCCAGTGCCTCTTACTTCTGTAGGCTTGGGTTCTGTACGACTAAGATTTCCGCCTTCCTTTTTTGAAGGAACTGAAGTGGAGCGTGAATTTCGCTGTGGACGTGGTGCTTGTTTTGGATTACCGGTGCTTTTTTGTACCATGATGTTTGTTATTTCATTTTTAATTCATCTATATTGAAACGATTGTATTGTGGTAAGTTATCGTCCAAATGTTCGGGGCGACAGCTAACATAACCCGTAACCTCTGATCGGCCAGAATCGACATTGTATATTTTTTCGACTTTATCAATATAGTATTCTTTATTGCTTTTCAGATGTATCACGATGTCACCTTCTTTAAAATTATTGCAACCCATATACTTTAGCCTCCTATTTTAAATTTAACAATTTACAAATCTATCTAACAAAATCGAAGAAAGCAAGCAGATCCCTTGAAAATTTGTTCGGGCAAGATTTTTTTCTTGGTATATTATTTGTATTACTGAAGTATCTGTGATTGGTATAATGCGCTGATATGTGTTATGTATCTATCTCAAAGAAAAATACAGAGGTTAGTTAGGTTTATAAGCAATGTAGTCTAACTCAAATGTATTTTCTTTGAGAACTATATCATATAGTTGAACATTTTTATAGGGAAGCATTTCCACCAAGGAAGATATTGTTTTCTTTTGATCCTTATTCAGCCCACTACCAAAATAAATGGCTTTAATCTTATTCTTTTCAAAATAGTGTAAACCATGTTTGGGGCTAATGAAACGTGTTTCTTCTTCATTTTGCCATGCTTCTTGCTTTAATATAAGTAAATCTGCTGGTTTAAAATGATCTTTATCTAAAGGATTACACTTAGGGAAATGGCTTATATATTTTACCGCATGTTTTTGTGGATCAGCTATGAAACTATGCTTTTCAATACATTCTTTATGAACAAAATGTAGACTTTCGTCAAAAGCGATACAAACACCTTTACTTGAATTTGCATAATGAGCCCACATATATACATTTAATAAATTACTTAATGATGTAAAGCAACATACGCCTTTGTTATCATATTGATAGTCGTTTATTTTGTTTAACCTTTGCTCTAACTCGTATGGTGAGTCTATGTATTTTTGTATGATATCTGAATTTGGAGAAATAAATTCTGCAATTGTCCTTTCTAATTCTTTTTTGTTGAGATTATCAATCTTATACCTAAATCTGGCTTCAAATGGATCGTTGAAGTCTTCCACTTTAGAAAAGTAGAGTTGTCCATTGATAATGGAACTAAGTAGAAATTCTGAATACTTGAAAAATTTGTATAGCATCTTCTATTCCTCCATCTTAAACCTCGTTCCACACTTAGGGCAGATGATCGTGTTGGGATCGGCCGGCTTGGAAGCAAACAGTTCGGTGACATCGCAGCCTATCGCATCTGCAATTCTTAAAAGAATTTCTGTTGAAGGATTCCCATTGATATGTGTACTTAACGTAACACGAGTAATGTTCATCTTTTCAGCCACCTCATTGACTGAAGTACCATATTTCTTCATGGTTTCTTTGATAATCAGTTTGTCTATCATATAAATGTGCTATTATTTTTTCACAAAGTTACATTTATTACTGTGATGTAAAACGATAGTATTACTAAATGATGTTAAATGTATTATTATAACACTTCTTTTTCTTGCTTATGTAAAATGATGATATTACATTTGCATCATCAAATAATCAATAAAGCATATACAGCTATGACAAACGAAGATTACATGAACGAAGAACTTACTTCTCTTTCTACAATGACGGACGAAGAGATTTGTGAAAAGTACAATCTGGATTCGGCAGACGAAGCAGAGATCTATATTCGTGAATATTGGACTTGCATAGCTTGAAACGATTACACATAAACAACTAAACATAAACGATTATGAGCACTACATTTAAAAACAGCATGAGAGAGGTAATGAGCACAGCTTGGCGTTTCTTCAGAATCACAGGCGAGAGTTTTTCAGAGTGTTTAAAAAGAAGCTGGTTGCTTCTGAAACTAAAAATACAGATGAAGAAAAGGACGGTTCAATTCTTCTATCAGAAAGTAAACGGTGAGATCCGTCAAGCGTTTGGCACAATGAAAGACGAAGTGATTGCCGATAAGATCAAAGGCAACGACACCCGTAGAAAGAATGACGATCTCTTTACCTATTGGGATTGCGAGAAAGAAGCATTCAGGTCATTCAAGAAGTTTAACCTTGTAAAGATAGCATAGTTATGGTAACAGATTACGCCGGCAGACGCGTTCTGCCACTGTCAGATAAAGAAACTGCTCAATTAGTGAGTTATTCAGAGAGGTGTCAACCGTATTATGCTTTTGATGAAGTGGTATTTTGTAAGTTAATAGACCTTGTTCTACCCGAAATAAGATGCAATTTATATATCGGTAATAATGCGGTTTACAGATACTTGAAAGAGAAGCTCAACCTATTTGTAGGCAAGTATTATCCGAACGGATTTAAAGAGAACACTCAAAGCGACTATCTGTTTTTTAGAAATGAGTTAGTAAAGAAAGTACAGTGCCCTCGAATACATTGCAGTTTCAAAGATTACAATAGGGTTGAGAAAGATTTATTCATCATGCTTATGCGTTCTTGCAGAGATTATATATATGCCAATTTCACAGAAGAGGCAGAGGATAAATTTATAAAGTCCTTGTACAAGATAAGCCTTATGGCCTCTTAACACGATTATCAAAGGCCGTCCGAACCACTTTTGGGGCGGCCTTTACCTAATTTACGACAATGAGTCTATTGTCGTTTTTAAGGGTTGAAAATATTTTTTGAAAGATTTGGTAGATGATAATTTTGTGATATGAAAACAATCCGGGTGCGTGGCTGCTACCAGATAAGATATTAAAGGGCATTGATTATAGTTGTAGGCAGCCACAATAGACAACTTTAATCTTTGCCCTTTGCTTTTTCTTGTCAAGCGAGACTGAAAGGGCAAGGTAGGACGGCATACTTCGGGGTTCGAATCCCCGGCTACCACTTCGGTCAAAATAAAATCCTCAAAGGTAGTACTTGACCGATCTACCAATGAGGATAGTTTAAAACTTTCTAATAGCGCAAAGTTATGGATTCAGAAAAAGAAAACAAAGAAAAACGAAGTATTTTTTCGTATCAAGGCATTGACATTTCGATATGTGAGTTTAGTAATATGGTGTATGTTAACTGCTCACAGGTAAGCAAGCATTTTAAACCGGCTATTTCAACATGGCTAAGGCATAACGATATGATTGAAGAATATTGCGTGTCTAAAGGCATGAAGAAGAATCAGGTTGTCAGGGCTTTTATGTGGCTATGTGAAGATATCGCCCTTGCTTACTCAAAAGAAGTTGGCAAAGAGTTCTACGAGTGGTTAAAAGTAAAAATAAGTGAGTTTAAGAATAATGGAGTTGTAACAGTAAAATTGGATGATATGGAAGCTCAAAATTCAAAATCTATTAGTTTGGTGTTTAATGACGATAGTGGTCACATTCTAACAAATAGCTTGTTAGTTGCTGAAAAATTTGATAAGCAGCATAAACATGTAATTGATGCAATCAAAAAATTGATTAGCTCAGCCGAAAATTCGGCTCAGTTCTTTGTTTCATCGACTTATGTAGATGGAAGCGGTAAGACCAATCCGATGTATGTTATGAATCGTGACGGCTTTAGTCTTCTCGTTATGGGTTTTACCGGTGAAAAGGCTTTGCAATTCAAACTTGATTTTATTAAAGCTTTCAACGAAATGGAAGAAATGCTCAGAAATACCCAATCTAAGCAATTGACAACCGCCGAAATGTTTTTGCAAATTGCTCAGGTAAATGTTCAGCAGGAAAAGAAAATTGCAGAACTCGAAAGCAAAGTTAGCCGTATTGAAGAACGGACTAAAGCCAATTTAGAATATAGTACTGTTGTCGCTTTCTGTACCCGTAATGATATTGCCGTTGATATTAAAAAACTTGGTGCATATGGTCGTAAAGCCAGTACGATTTGTAAAAAGAGTGGCATTGAAGTTACTAAAATCAACGATCCTCGTTGGGGATATGTCAATTGTTATCCAGATAAAGTCTTGAAAGAAATTTTTGTACATCAATCAAACAATTAATAGACATGAAAAAGAAATTCAGAAAGAACAGAACGAAAAAGACAATTCATGTGGCAGCTTGTTTGTCAGTCGAAAACAATCTTGAGTTCATTCAAACAGCAGATATGACAGAAAGTGAACGTATTGAGTGGGAAAATAAGGCAAGGGCTGTTGCACTTCATGCAGACAATGGTGGTATTCTTGAAATGCAAAAATCTTGCTTGTATTCTGTTGATAAGAATGGATACAGGATACCGGAAACTGAATCTGATACTTTATTTGTTGCAGTATGTGATGATATGGGCGAAGATGAGATATGTTTCACAGTATCGAGTAAAGACGAAGTCCGCAAACTTCGGGATTATCTCAACAAATACCTCGAAGATAATTTTTAATCATAATGCGCACCCGCTTTTCACGATCCGGGTGCGCTATATTGAAACCTATTGTGAGTACAAAAGGATAATTTTTTTACTTTTAGCAGATCATATACAGGGCACTGCCAAGAAGGATGAATAGAAGTATGACACTGGCACAACCGGCATTATTGCTATTATTAGGAATATCTCCATTTAATTTGTCAACGTAATCCTTAGCCTCTTTTATACCCATCTTCTTGGTCTCTTTGTAATATTTGACAGCTTGCAGTTTGCCCTGTGTCCTAATAATATTGAGGATTATTTCGTCTTCCGATTGATTCTTTCTTTCAATGTAAGCTTCTCCAGCTTTAAATCTATTTCCACATTTCAAACATGTGATTTGTACGTCTTTACTTCCAATAGTACCAGCAAGCAAACCGATTCCTCCTGCGACCACCGCTCCGGCTAAAGCCTTTCCTCCACTGAATCCCTTTTGTTCCGTGTGAAGTTCTCGTGAATGACATTTAGGACAACAGAGATATTCTTCATCCTTTACAGGCTGATTCATTGGATTACCACAGTGAGGGCAACTAATCGCCTTATCACTTATCTCTTTACCGCATTCGGGACAATTTATTAGTGCCATAATAGTTTGTTTTCAGCAAAAATACCTTAAAAATAGATATGTGCAAATTATTTTACGACAATAAAAGCGTTGTCATGTATCCATTGGATAAAAAAGGTAGAGTGGACGTTCTCTTGTTTACTTTTATCGGAAAAACGATATGGCGAAACTAGAGTTCAAGATTAAAGCAAACAAACAGCCTGTTGATGAATTATATAAATCAGTCGATCGGTTTCAACAGTTGATGAGAAATTTCAAGCCAACCGATTCTGGGTTTGAAGAGTGGGTTAAGCGCCTCGCGGAGTACCCCAAGAAATTGAAGGAGAGCGCCGATGAGATTGAGAAGATAAAAGCCAAAATTGCCTCATTCAATAATTGGGATGATAAAAAGGGGTTGGATAAGTTGGCAAAACTGCTTGAAACATCGAAAGATAAGTATGATTTATTAGCTCAAAAGACAGTGGACACATTTAATGAGCTTCAATCCTCTACGAATAGGGCATCTGCCGAATTACTATCCTCCCAAAAGAATGTCGATTCTATCACATGGAAATTGATTGATCAGAAAAAGGTTGTCGCTGATCTTCAATCGGAGATCCGGAGATTGAATGAGACTTATCGTTCTGCGGATAAAGAGAATAAGCCATTAATATCCGCTCAGATAACAAGCAAAAAGAAGCAGCTTGAAGATGAGCGTGTTTCTTTGAATAATCTAAGAGCCGAACAAGAACGTGCGAGATTGACCGTGAAGGGATTGAAAGATGAAATGTCTGGTTACGATCGGGCGATTAGTAATTTAACGAACGCCCAAGAGAAAAACGAAATTTCTCTGAAAAAACTTCTTGCGACTTTTGGTGGTATCACCGCCGTGAAGAGTTTTATATCCGATATGGTGCAGGTTCGGGGCGAGTTTCAGAAAACTCAGATGGCCTTTGAGACTATGCTTGGCTCCAAAGAGAAAGCAGATATGCTCATGTCTCAGATGGTACAGACCGCCGCCAAAACCCCTTTCGACCTGCAAGGCGTAGCTAATGGAGCGAAACAGCTTCTTGCCTATGGTACAGCCGCCGAGAATGTAAATGACACTCTTGTGCGATTGGGTAATATCGCATCGGGTCTTTCTATTCCGCTCGAAGATCTTGTCTACCTTTATGGCACGACCCAGACTCAAGGCCGCTTATTTACTCAAGATGTCCGGCAATTCATGGGGCGAGGTATCCCTTTGGTGAAAGAATTAGCTTCTTTGCTTGGCAAGACAGAAGAAGAAATAAACAAGATGGTCACTGCTGGCCAAATCGGTTTTACGGAGGTTGAAAAGGTCATAAAGAAAATGACAGACGAGGGTGGCCTGTTCTACAATCTGATGGAAAAGCAGTCTCAAACCCTGTCCGGCCAAATATCGAATTTGGGTGATGCTTGGGATCAGATGCTTAATTCAATAGGAGAGGATACGCAAGGGGTTGCATCTGCTACGATTTCAATGGCTACTGGAGTTGTAGAGAATTATGAACGAGTCGGTAAAGTACTTGTGCCATTGATAGCATTATATGGTGTCCATAAAGCTGCGATAATTGCTGTTAGCGTGGCAACAAATGGGCTTACAATGGCTGAAAATCTACTATATTTGAAAAGTGAAGCATTGGTAAAGATTAATAAACTGCTTAATGCTACAATGCTATCTAATCCTTATGTTTTACTTGCCACCATCGTAGCCAGTTTTACCGCTACTATGTGGGTTCTTCATGATAGTACAACCGCTGTCGAGAAAGCCCAAAAGCAACTTAATAAAGAACAAGAAGAAGCCGCGCACAGGAAACAGGAACTTACCTCTAAAACAGACAGTCTGATTTCAAAAATAAATAGTGAGACTGAATCTGTTTATTCGCAGGTTAAGGCATACAAAGAGCTGATAAAACTGTTTCCCGAACTTGGAAATGTGAGTCTCGAAGAGTTTAAGAATTTGCCTCAGGATCAGCAAAATAAGATGTTATCATCTGTCAATGAGAAGAGAGAAATAGACAATGCGGTTAAGGCTTATGAGGCTGATCTGAAAAGAATAGAGGACCTTAAAAAGAAAATACAAGAGACAGAATCTTCTCCGTACAATAAATCTGGTAATTCATGGATTCATGATGTAGAACGACTTAATAAGCAACTTGATACTGCTAATAATCTTGCAAAACTCCATAAGGAAGAAATAGATAAAATAAAAGAAGCCCAATGGGAGGCTAACACTCCTGTTGAAGAGAAGGTTAAGCATTATGAGGATGTGAAAAGAAAACTTATCGAGGAAAGGGATGAACTTGATAAAACTTTGACGGAATCAGAGGATATAGCTTCTGTGTGGGTGGGTGTTCCTGATATCATTAGTAGTATCAGGCTTGATGCTTTGAATAAGCAGATAGATGAGACAACAGGAAAGATCAATTCATTAACGAGGAATAGTATCTCTGTTGTACAGAATAAATCCTATTGGGAGAAGCAGAAACAGGATGCAGAAGCTGCTCGTAATGCCTTGGATGTATCAAAAAAGAACTCTGAAGATTGGAGCAAGTATACAAAACAGATACAAGAGGCGCAAACGCAAATAGACAAATATTCTGATTCGACCAAGCGCGAAAAACAAGAAAAGAAAGAGGCGGATAAGCAACTCAAACAGCAAAAAACGATTCATAACGAACTTTTATCCCTCCGTCGTCAAAACCAGCAATCCGAAATTGACCTGATGAAAGAAGGTTCCGACAAGAAGATCGCCCAGATAAACCTCGATTATGACAATGAGATTACAGCCATACTCGCCAAAGAGAAAGAGTGGAAAGACGCGCAAGGCGGCAAACTGAGCAAAGAACAGACGGTCGAGATTCATACCGCTTTGGTCAATTCATACGTTAAACGAGAGCAATCGACCTCCAATGTGAATAAGGAACAACTGGAGGAAGAGAAACGCGCCATGAACGAATACCTGAAAGAATATGGTTCGTATCAGAAAAAACGTCAGGCTATCACGGCTATTTATAATGAGAAAATAGCAAAGGCTACAACGAAATGGGAACGGCTTTCCCTTGCAGAAGGTATGAAAAAGGAACTGGCAGACGTGGATAATGAAGCCCAAAAGAGTACCTCCATTATCACCCGGCTGTTTGATGATATGAGTAAAAAAAATATCACTTCTATTCGTGCCATTGCGGATGAAGCGGAAAAATTCTTGTCTTTTCTTGAAAGAGGGGAATATTCATCTGATAATTCATTTGGTATTACCGAAGAACAGTTTGATGTGCTTCGTAAGTCTCCGGATCAGTTGAAGGCCATCAAGGATGAAATAGCCAACGTTCGTCGTGAAGCCGACCAAATGGAAACCTCTTTTAATAAAGTTTCAAATGGCCTGAAAAAAGTATTTGCCTCTGAAAATGATGCCAGGAAGTTAAAAGAAGGTTTGGCAGAAATAGAAGAGGGTATGAATGAAATCATGCAGGCCGGACAGTTCCTCTCTGACACGTTTTCGAAGCTCGGAGATTCGTTCGGTGGTGTATTCAGTGGGATAGCTGAAGGCTTCAGTGTGGCAATGGATACTGTAAGTTCTGCCATGAACGGTGCGAAAGCCGGTGCTATGTTCGGTCCGATCGGTGCGTCTGCCGGTGCCGCTATCGGTGTGGTTACATCTTTGGCCGGTGCCATCGCCAGGATCCATGACAAGAAGAACGAGAAACGTATCCAGCGGTTACAGGATCAGATCGCCGCATTGGATAAATCATACGAAAAACTGGATAAATCCATTCAGAAGGCTTATTCGAATGATGCTTCCCAATTGATCGATCAGCAGAACACACTTTTGGAACAACAGAAAGTTTTAATCCAGCAACAAATCCGTGAAGAACAGGATAAAAAGAAAACCGATAAGGATAGGATAAAGGAATGGCAAAACCAGATTGACGAGATTAATGAAGCCATAGCAGAAAACAAGGAGAAGGCTAAAGATGCCATCTTCGGGGAAGACTTGAAATCCGCCATTGACAATTTCGCAAGCGCACAAGCCGAGGCGTGGGCTGCCGGTGAGGACCGAGCAGAATCGGCGAAAGAGGCTGTTAAGAAGACGATGCGGCAGATGGTCACTGAATCCATCAAGGCAGCAACGGAATCTTCCGGTGCGATGGAGAAGATCCGTGACAAGCTGAAAGAGTTCTATGCCGACAATGTCCTTTCCGGCTGGGAACAGGATTATATCTATAATATGGCGGAAGAACTGCAAAAAGAGATTGAC